CAGTTTCATTGAAGAGAATATTGAGAAGCACAAGAAAATCCTGTGCACCCCTCATCTTCATGATCCTCTCTCTTGGAAAGTTGAAAAGCTAATCACAACAGCGATTGGCCTATGCGCAGACGAAATTTTCGGTCCGCTACCAACCCAGGACGAGACAAAAGTTATCAAGAAAAACAAACGGACAGGGATCACGAAGGAAAAGATTTATAAAGTACCAGATACTCGGTTGCCTCCCTCACGCCTTCCTTCTCTCGGTGCATCAGTTCGATGTGGCCGGGGGAAAGGGGGTGCTTTGGGCGACCTCCTCAATAAACACGGGGAGAATCAATCACTACCTCAGCCGATTAACGGCTATCTACACTCCTACTGTTCTTACAAAACTAAAGTGACACAGGTCAGGACCTACTACGACTCGGAGTTATACCTCGAGGCGGAGAAGGCTTCTCGATCTCATTCATACGGTAAGGACAGTGTCCAGGCTCAAGTGGTTCCACTTTTGGAAGCATTTAAGGTCAGGACCATAACAAAGGGAGATGCAGATCAGTACCATCTCGCAAGAAGGTGGCAGAAGGTCATTCATTCGAGGATGCGGAAACAGAATAATTGTAAACTAATTGGACAACCTTGCGACTCGGCTTATTTAAGTCAGATTTTCGAGAACTCCCCACTCTTCAAACATAATGAGGATGGGTTCTTTGTTTCCGGAGACTATGAGTCAGCAACCGATTTGTTGCATCCGCATTTAAGCGTATTCGCCAATGAGGCGATATGCCAGCGTCTCAGGATCCCTCTCGAGGATCAGATCGTTCTTAAGCGTTGTCTTACAGAACATTTATTGAAGTACACAGCTAAGGGTGAATACCACGAACAACAGTGGGGACAACTAATGGGCTCGCCTACTTCCTTTCCTATACTCTGCCTCATCAACTTGGCAGCGACAAAAGTCGCATACGAAGAATTCTTCCGATCTCTCGGTTGGCTTCAACGTAATGAGTACCTTCTCTTATCAGAGTTACCTATGTGCGTGAATGGGGATGATATCCTATTCTGGTGCTATGATGGCGCTCTATATGAGAAATGGAAGGAGGTGACGAAGGCTTGTGGTCTAAAGTTCAGTCTGGGGAAAAATTACACTCATAACAGGGTGGCAATTATTAACTCTCAGATGTACGACTACACTGCATGCGACTCAAAATCACACTCTAAAAAGCGTCGTCCTGTGAACCAATTTAACAAGTTACCGGCTCTCTCCTTTCAACTTTGCAGAACAATGAACTCTCGACTTTTGTCGGGTGGTCAACGAGCTGTTATGGTTGGGGATGATGGAACGGACTTGAGTGATTTCACAGACAAGGACCTGCACATCTGGGCAAGCGCTCATCGTGGGCTGGACTTTCTAGCTATAACTAGGACGAAACTGTGTACGGAAAACAAAAAGGCTTACGATAGGACC